TGGAGCCGGAGATCCGGACCCGGCTGAACGCGGCGTTCCAGGATGCACCCGGGGCCGGGAAGAGCGCCCAGGCGGAGCCCACGAGCCCACTGCGGGCAGCCCTCACGTGGTATGACTATGTCGCCAGCGAATTCGCCCTGGCCGGCCATAGCCAAGCTGCCTGCCTCGACTACGGGGTCGCCTGGACCTTCCAGGTGTTGCGCGTGCCGGACATCCTCGAAGGCCATGAAGAGCGGTACACCCCGCCCAGCCACGCGCTCATCGGCCCGCCGCCGCGGCCGCCGGGGGAAGAGCCCGGGACATTGGGTTAAGCCCGGCCGCGCCGGGTTATCGCCTCAAGGCAACTGCTGCAAACAAGAGCAGAAAGAAAACGAGAGCAACCGCGAGCACCCAGACAAACGCCCTAGACGTTTTTTTGGGCTGAATCTTGCCTTGGGCTTCGGCCTTTGAGAAATGCGAATCACGGGTGAAAAGCTTGGTTTTTTGCTTGGTTAGAAACGCATAGTCGATGAGCGCAATGCCGATAAAGATAAGCCCGACTCCGTAGGCCACCACGGTCAGAATGCCGAAAGCCAGGCAGACCTTGTCTAAACCGCCCATTCTCTTGGGTGCCTGCATCTGCAACCCGCTCGGGCCGTCGCTAATGATTTTCCAACCACCGGCAGCATACGCAGGGATGGCCTGCTCAAAGGTCAGCGAGTCTTCGGTTTTCATATTGACCATATCCTAATAAATGGGGATAGTTTAGCAAGAGAAATGCCCCGGCAGTGTTTGCGCACCACCGGGGCGGATGACCAAAGAAACTCCAACAAAGAAGGATTATTGATCACATGAGCCATGGCCCAAAAAAACCAATTCGCTAAGCTATTAAAAGCGGCCCGCCAGCGGGACTCTCTCAGCCAGAGCCAGGCCGCAAAGGCCTGGGGCCTGAAACTAAAAAACCTACAGAACTGGGAGCAGGGACTGGCGCACCCGGCGGGGAGCATGCTTCTAGAGCTGCTGCCGCGGCTCCAACCACCACCGCAAGAAGCACATGAATTGAGGACAAGCACCGGGCCGCAGGCCACGCGGCAACGGTGAGACCTGCGGAGAGCCGGGCGAACCGTTTGACATTCCGCCCTCCGCATGGCCGACAACATCCTGCTCGCAATGGGCCTCGATACCTCGGGATTCAGATCCCAGCTCAAGGGCGTGAACGCCGATATCAAGGGCGCGTCGAAGGAGTGGAGCGGATTGCGTCGCGGGCTCGAGCTGGGGGGCGTGGCGGCCACGCTCTTTGCTTTTTTCGACGGCGTGATCGAGCGCGCGCGCGCCGCCAAGGGCGAGATCGATGCCAACACCCAGGCCGTGCGCAATCTGGGCGATGGCTGGGATTATATTTCCGGCACGGCCAAGAACTGGGGCGTGCAGGTCGTGGGCGTCCTCGGCCGAGCGGGCGAAAACCTCGTCGATATGGCCGAGTATGCCTACATGGGGGCCGATGCCTTTAATGCCAGCTACGAGGCCATCCGCGCCTCGGATGCCGCGCTGGCGAGCCAGCGGGAGAGTCTACGCAAGTCACAGGAGCACGCGCAGGAATTCAAGAAAATCACGGCCGATCTGCTCACCCTGGACACGCAGCGGGCGGAGATTGCGCTCAAGGCGCTCAGCACGGAGGATCAGTATTTTGCCCGCCTCGTGACCCTCGGCAATTTGCAGTCCGATCTGGTTTCCTACGAGGGCGATGCCCTGGGCCGCCGTCAGCTCGGGGTCAAGATATCCGAGGCGCAAAACAAGGTGACCGAAGCGGGCTTGGCGCTGAAAAAGGAGGAGGCCGCGGTGAGTGCGAAAGTGGGGGCCGAGGATCTCAAATGGTACCAGGAACAGGCCGCGGCCGAGGCGAAACACCAGCAATACCTTTTCGATCAAAAAACCACCGAAGAGCAGATCACCATCCTGCAGGGAAGACTGGCCGTCTTGAAGAAGGAAGTGCTCGTCGATACGTCCAAACAGACCGCGCTTGACGCGACTGACGTTGAGCTGAAAAAGCTGGCGGTTGTGCTCGCCGAAGCGAAAGCGAAGGCGGAAGCTGCAGCGCTGGCGATCATGGAGGGTCAGGCCGAAGCCGCTCGAAAAACGCAGGAATCCTATGAGGGCTTCATGAATATGGCGGTCCTGGGGGGCCAGTCGGCCGCCGAGATCTCGGCGGCCAGCGACGCCGAACTGGCCGACGTGAGGCAGAAGAATAACGCGAAGCTGCAAGGGCTCCAAGACGATCCGGGCAGCGCCTTCCGTTTCGGCAATTCCCTGGAGATTCTCCGGCTGCAAAACGAAAATGCGCGCGTCCAAAAAGAGCTGGATATGCGCAACCAGATCCGGACCGACTTCAGTTTCGGCGGTGCCGACGCCGTGCGCGCGGGCTTCAAGGGCGACCCGCTCGCCGTCGACCAGTTGATCGAGCAATACACCCGCGCCCAGGACAAGACCGACAAGACCAACAGCCTCCTCACGAATCTCGTAGGCCAGCTCGGGGGCGCGGGCACGACCAACAGCATCGCCGATCAGCTCAAAAACCTGAACGGCCAGCTCGCCAAGGGCGTGCCCACCGTGCTCTTCACTGGGTAACCGCCTCATGGATACGCCCCGCTTTCGCGATGGCCAGCTGCACGAGCACGAGCTCACGCCCGGGCCGATCGTCACTTATCCCTTCAAGGGCTCCTTCGTGCCCGATCTCGCGACGAAGCTCTACGAGCGCCATTATCAGGTCGCTCGCGCGCGGTATCGGCCGAAGCTCGGCCTGCGCACTGCCGGCGTGCCGGATCGCGACCCGGCCGATGCTACGGCCTACCTCGCCGCCGAGAGCGATCCCGTGCCGATCAATGGCCAGTGGGCCGCGGTCAAGCGCGTCTTCGCGAATATTCCCGGGCCGCAAGTCAACTACCCGGGCTCCCGCTATTTCACGAAGCCCGACTACACCCCGGACACCGCGTTCAATCCCTTCGATCTGAGCGCAAAGACGCAGGGCCCCGCCACCGATTACCCGACATGGTCCACGATTGGGTCGGGCAGCTATTCCGCCGCATTCGGGCTCTACGTCACTGGCGATTCGAAGCTCTATAATCCCCTCAAGGTGCCCAGCACGCAGACGGTGGGCTACGCCACCGCCGGTACTTTCACGCTCTCTTACGGGGCCAGCACCACGGACGCCCTGGCGTACAATACCGGGGACGCCACGATTGCCGCGGCACTCAACGGCCTGGCCTCGATCGTCGCCGCAGGCCTCACGGTGGGCGTGGGGAATTTCCTGCCCGCCGTTGGCGGCGGTTCGCTCGCGCTGGCGCTGAGCGGCGGCACCGACGCCGCGCGGCTCATTCCGATCACGATGGGCGCCGGCAGTCTTACGGTCACCACGTCGGCCCATCCCACGACCACCGTAATCGGCGTCTCCCAGCAAAGAATCTATCTGCCCACGCACCTGGCCATCACGGCCCACGGTTTCGATCCGGCCCGGGCGCTGGCCGCGGTGTGGGGCAATCCGGTCACTTTTATTTATCCCGCGGGCTACTGGGGCGTGATCGATGCCAACACGATCTGGCTCCCCGGCTGGAGCAACAACCTCTACGCGGTGAATTTGGTCGGCACTTACGCTTCGACCTATGCCATAGGCGGCACGGGCAACTACGCCGGCGGCATCCGGCTCGTACGCACGAGAGTGACAGAGACTTTTTATTTGCCCGGAGTGTCGGCCGGCATCGCGAGCCCGGCGGATATTGTGCCGCCCGCCGGCATGCAGAATCCGGTAGCATTCCTGGCCGCGCTGCTGACGCCGCTGAGCGGATACCAAATCTACGAGAACGAGGGCCCCGCGCCCTGGATGGGCGGTCCGATCTACCGGGTGGCGACGACTGAAATCAATTTCGACGATCTGGTCTGATGGCGGTCAAACCCAAAACGGGAGGGGGATTTTTGCGCATCGCCCAGGGGGATCTCCTGTGGAGCACGTGCGGGGAGGAAAAAGCCAAAGCGGTTGTCCCGGCGAGCCCTCCGGCGGTGACAGTCACGCAGGGGCGGGGCTCGGCTTTTTGCTCCATCACGCAGGCGCAACTGGTGGGGAGCGCGTTCTTTTGTGATTTCTCTTGGTCAAAGGCGGGGACCACCGATGGGCTGTACGATCTGGCGGAGGGCACTGTTTCGCTGGGGTTCGCCGCGGTCGTGGGTGGTCCCGAGACTTACCGTTTTTGGTATGTGTCGGGGACACAGAATGCGAGCGGCTCGCCTCATTTTGTGGCGTCGTATTATGATAAGTCTTGGGGTTCGTATATTCGCGTTCAAGTGACGGCGAAGGATACCCGGCTGGGTGGGGATGAGGGCATGAAAGTTCAGGTGGAGTACGTGTTGATCGGATTCGAGCCGTTGAAATATTAGGGGCAGTCTAGACAACCTTTCCGCGGTCGCTTCAGGCAGCTTTGACATTCGCGCCAAGCGGTGCCCATCGATCTCCAACTCATCCTCAACGCCGACGAGCCGACGCCGGCCCTGCGGCGGATGTATTCGCTGACCGAGCGGCGCACGGTCGACGTGCCGCCGCTAATCGCCGGCAACACCCTGGCCTGCGAAATTTTCCTGATCGATCGCGCGGGCGCATATCGGGCCGAGTCGGGGGCGCCGGAATTTGAGCCCTACCTTTCGCTCGGGTTGCCGGGGCAGCTCTTGTTTTTCCTCGGCCCCACGGATTTTTCGCCGATCGAGCACGGCTGGGCCTTCAGTCTGCCGCTCACGGCGCCGGAGCTGCTGGATTACATCGGGGCAGGGCCGCCGAAAACCCTTGAGCTCGAATTTCAGTTGATCTCGCCCGGGACGGGCACGCGCTCCTGGTATCGCACTGCCGTGTGGATCCTGCCGCCGAGCGATGCGCCCGCGCCGACGCCGGTGCCCAGTGCCTGGCCCACGGGACTGAAGGCCAGCCTGGTCACCGCCACCTCGGTCCGACTGACCTGGCAGGCCGCCACGGGCTTCGTGGCGGGCTACGTGGTCTATCTGGACGGGGTTGAGGTCGGCGTCTCCAGCGGCCTCAGTTATGATTTCATCGGACTCACGGCAGAAACCACCTACGAGCTAACCGTCGCGGCCGTCGACGACGTCGGCGCCAGCTTGGGCCTGAGCGCCACCCTGCACGTATCCACGCCGGCTGCGGGCGGCAATCCGACCACCAGCGAATTCACGTATCTCCGGCCCGGCAGCCTGCCCAGCCTGACGCTGAGCGTGCCGATGGACGCTTTTCTGCAGGCGGCCAATCCGACCGTGATGCGCTCGACTTTCTTTGGCGATATCGGGGCGGCCGCCGCGCTAGGTGACGCCGATGGACTGTTCGTCGTGCAGGGTGGGCTGGTCTGCTCGAGTTCGCTGGCCGCGCTGAAGACCGCGATCGGGGCGACGGGCGGCGGACAACCGTTTAGCCCGAACCTCTCCCTTTACGCGGCCATCACGCCTTCCACCAATGTCCAGGCGCTGCTCGGCGCGGCTGACTTTGCGGCCGTGAAAAGCCAGCTCGCCCTCAACCTCGTGCAGAATACCGCCCTGTCGACCTGGGCTGGCTCGGGGGCGCTGACCACGCTCGGCACCGTGACCGCGGGCATCTGGCGCGGCTCGGCCATTGCCGACGGCTATGTGGCCTCCGCGACCGTCTGGAACGCCAAGGAGCCGGCCATAGCGCCCGGCACCGTGGGACAATATTGGAGTGGCAACAAAAGCTGGCAGACGCTCGACAAAGCCGCGGTGGGGTTGGACGCGCTCAGTAATGCCGCGCAAGTGCTGCGTACGGAGATGGGCGTCGCGAGCGGCGTGGCCACGCTCGATGTCGGCGGCAAGATCCCGACGTTGCAGATTCCCGACGCGATCCTGGGCCAGGTGAAATACCAGGGCGGGTACGATGCCGCGACGAACACGCCCACGCTCGCGACGATCCCGAGTGCCGCCACCAAGGGCAATTACTACGTCGTCTCGGCGGCGGGCACCTTCGCCTCCCTCAGCTTCGAGGTCGGCGACTGGATCATCTCCAACGGCGCCCTCTGGCAGAAAATCGACAACACGGACAACGTCGTATCCGTCGCCGGCCGCATTGGGGCGATCACGCTCACCAGGGCCGATGTGGGCCTCTCCCTGGTGGAAAACACCGCGCTTTCGACGTGGGCGGGGTCGGGGGCGCTCACGGATCTCGGCACGGTCACCACGGGGGTGTGGAATGCGTCCATCATCGCCGGCCAATACGGCGGCACGGGCGTGGCGAACACTGGCAAGACGATCACTCTTGGCGGGAATCTGACGACCGCGGGCGCGTTTGCGACGACGCTCACGAGCACGGCCGCGACGAGTATCACCCTGCCGATTACAGGCACGCTCGCCACCCTCGCGGGCGCAGAGGCGCTATCGAACAAGACGATCACGGCGAGTGCGTTCAATGGGACCGTGGGCGCGACCACGCCGAGCACGGGGGCGTTTACGACGATTAGCACAACGGGAGCCGTGGCGTTTGCTAATGGGACTTATCATACTCTGGGCGGCGGCAACTTTTTTCACGGTGTTGGCGGCTATAACGTGCTGCTCGCTGGGACGAACGGACTGAACATAAATAATCAAGCAGACAGCGCAGGCATTGCGACGTTCACCTCCACCGGCCTCACGGTCACGGGGGCGATCAGCGCGACGACTCAACTTTTGGTAAAAGGCGGGGGTCTCCTCGCGTTCTCAGACACAACAAACGCTGACATTTGTTACGTTCGCAATGTCGGGACAAACAGCCCGACGCAAGAGATGGAATTTTCGAGCTTGGGGAATTCTGCTCGGGCCTATACTTTCCGAACGTATAACGGGACGAGTATCAATGCACTTACCATTGCTCCAAGCGGTGCCGTGACTGTTTTCGGAGCCTTCGGCTGCAACAGCCAAGCCGCGCAGGGAAAATACGCTTCCGGCGGCACGCTCGCGGGCGTCGTCGCGGCGCTGGTCGCAAACGGAATTTTGAGCAACTGACCCTAATCAAAAACGCATCACTCCTATGGCTAAAATCCTCGACGCTACTCCCATCTCGGTCACCCGCATCCGCTGTTCGCTAAAGATCGAAATTGTCTTCAGCACGGCCGGTGCGCTCGTCGGCGTCAATGCCCACCGCTATGTCGTCGGCCAGCAGGCGGGCGTGGATATTTCGCCGCCGTTTTATATCGGGCCGACCACTTTTGCCGCGGGTGTGATTCCCGGCACCGTGCAAGTCCAGCTCCTGGCCCTCGCGGCCCTCATCGATTCGGTCGATACGGCTCCCTGATTTTATGACCAACGAAAATCCAGGTACCTCTACACCGTTGTCTGCTGCTGCATCCCCGGTGTCCGTCCCGGTCGTCACCGGGCGGATACTCACGCTCTCCATGGGCGCGATGCTGCTCCTCACCGAAATATTCAAAGCGGGGTGGACTTCCTCGCCGAAAGAGAAAATCGCCGCCGGCCACCTCGTCATCAAACTCGAAGACTATGCGCTGACCGCGCCTGATCCGTGCGCGCTCGATCCGCGCTCGCCGGACTTCCGCGCGGCCGCCCTGGCCGCCGCCAAGGCCGAGCGCGACTGGAAACTCAAGACCGCCACGCTCGAAATGACCGATCTCCAGATCCAGGCCGTGACGGCGTGCGTCAAATTCGTCGCCAACAAGGAGGGTGGGGCGGACCGCTTCCTGGCCGAATTGCAGGAAATTTTCCACGTCACCGAATAGCCTCACTGCACCCTTCCCCCTATGAAAATAAATCAAATCTTCCGTATCGTGCTGGCCGTGCTCGTCGCCGGCATTTGCTCCATGTGCTCAGGCGCCGCCCCGACGAAGGCCGCCGCTCCGGCCGCCGCGGTGGCGGGCCCAAACGGACCCATCGCCACCTTTCTCCAGGGCAAGACTGTCACCTTGGCCGCGACTGCCGACGGCACCCTGCCATTCAGCTATGTCTGGTCACGCAACGGTGTCGTGATTCCCGCGGCGACCGCGGCGGAATACATCATCCCCAATGTCCAGCCGGCCCATGCGGGCAGCTACGTGGTGGTCATCTCGAACAGTGTCGGCAGTGCCACCACGCCGCCGCTGACCCTCATCGTGGAACTGCCCGCCGTCCCGCCAACCAATCCCGCCCTGACGGCCACCGCCAAGTAACTGCCACCGCCCTCCACGCCCCGTGCCCCATGCCCGTGGAACTGCCGGTCAAGACGGTCACAACGGCGCCCTTCGACGACGCGGGGGAAACCACGTCCAAGGTGCCGCTGTTCGCGCGTACGACCACGACTCCGGTGTCTGCGCCGGCCGTGGTCGGGGACAAGAACACGGCGCCCACGACCACCGCCGAGGACGATCTGCGGACGGCCGGGCAGCGCTCGATCAATGTCATCTGGGAGTATATGCAGGCCCTGATCGCGCTGGTCGTCGTCATTACCGTGCTGGGCGTCGCCGCGCGGCTGTCGCTGTTGATCGCCGCCGCCGCCTCGACCGACAAACAGATGTCCGTGGGCCAGGAGGCGTTCATGCTGATGGGGAATATTCTTTCCCTGGTGATTGGCTTCTACTTCGGCCGGACCAATCACGAGAAGATCGGCGGGGTCCAACTGGGCGACCGCGGCCGCTAGACTCGTTTCACTTTTTATGAAAACCTTAAAATTTTGGCTTTTCGCCTCGCTGCTCGCAGTGGGGCTGCCGGTCGCTCAGACCGGATGCAGTAATCCCGTGACGCTGGAGGCGGGGGGCGCCTACAGTGACGCCACGCTCGCCACGACCGACCAGGCCATCCTCGACGCGTCGCACGCGCTCACGGGCTTTGTCGGCTGGGCGGACGCCAACGCCACCTATCTCGCGCGCTGGCCCGAGGTGGGCGCCTTGTCGGCCAGCGTCGCCGCGCAGAAGGACGCATGGATCCGCGACGCCTATGCGGCGCGCGACGCCTACGCCGTGGCGGCCAAGGCCTATCGCCTGGCGGCCGGCACGCCGGCGGCCGACCAGACCGAAGTCGAAAGAAAACGGGCTGCCCTCCAGGGTGCCCTGGCTGTCCTGACCAACCTCACCACCCAAATCGCCGCCTATCGCGCGGCCCACACCGATGCCAAATAACATTGCCCAGAGTGTCACCGATCCGGCCGAATCCACGGTCGTTTTCTCCGTGGACGATGCCCTGCTCATCGCCCAGCAACTGGCCGCCGCGGCGGTCGCCATCAATCCCGCCATGGCCGGCGGCGTGGCGCTCGTGACCGGTCTCGCCGAGCTGCTCCGGACGACCGTAATGCCCGCGGTGCAGCATCTCCAGGCGCACGAAATCAGCATCGCCGAACAAGCGGTGCTCGTCGCCGAGTCGGCCGTCGAGCGCGCCCGGGTGGGGGCGCCGCCGGCGCCGGGGAATTAATGGTGGGCCACCGCCGTTCAGCTTTTGGCCGACGGGTATTTTCCTTTCGGTTCCGCAACGGCGTGCAACGGTTCAACTCGGCAGATGACAATCGGAAAACGGACGGCATTCTCCGCTTCCACGTGGTCGCAAAAGGCCTCGAGCAAACGCAGCAGCACTACAGAATCAGTTGTACCATAAATTTGGTGTATCCGGTCGATGCGGGCGCGCAGAGCGTCTTCCAGCCGGGCGTTAATAGCGGAATTTTTGCTCAGATGGTTTTTGGCCATTAACCTATTAGGTTAGTGTATTGCATTGTAGACAACTTTGGGCTTGTGTTGTGCGTAGCCCATGCAATACGCAATCGGCCATGTCCAAAGATATTCCGACCCGCAGGAAATCTGAGAACCCGGTCAACTTTCGGGCCGGTGCGCTCCGTCCGGAGCTGCTCAGATTGTTGCACAGACTCAGGGAGCGAGATCCCTTTTACAACTTATCGGATTTGCTGCGCGAGAGCTTCACTGTTTTCTGGCCGCAAATTTCTGCGTATCTGATCGCCCGGCAACAGGCGGAAATCGATCCGAAGGAACTCTCCCGCCTCACGCTCTCCTGTGCGCGGGCGCTGGAGCGGGGCGCGACCGCAGCCGAGCTGGACGCCCAGCTCTGTGCCCTGCTCGAGCTGAAGGCGGCCCTGGCCGAAGCCCAAGCGGCGGGCCCCGGCCATGAACACGCCGCCACCACGCCCGCGGCTTGAGCTGCGGTAAACCAGTCGCCAGTCAGTCCCCCCTCAATCCCATGAACTCGCGAATCCACGATTCCGACGTCGGCGCCCCCGTGGCGCCTTTTTCTCCCCCTGAAGCGGACAGTGTGCTCGCGGGGGTAACAGCCAAACTCCCGGTGAAAGATCGGCGCTTCAATTGTCTTGGGCTCGCGGCGGCGCTCGGTTTTGGCGGGCCCTGGATGATCTACGGCGTGAAAAAAGCGAACCGGATATACGCCGCCCAGGGTAAGGAACCGTTGATCTTTGCCGGCCGCTATTCGACGCCCGCGCGCGTCGCCGCCTGGCTCGACACGCATCCGGATTTTATCGCGCGCCACATTCTGGCGCCGCGGGGAAAAAAAGCGGCCGCCCCGCACGACTAAACCCAGCCATGCCGGCAGTCAGCAGAGCGCAGATGCAGCTAATCGCCGCAACCGTGAAGGGGATGCTCCCTCCTGGATACGCATTCACGGTGATTGCTGTTCCGTTCGGTGGACCGGATAGCCGCGACTGCCAATGGATCTATGTCGCAAACGCCGCCCGAACCGAGGTCGATAGACTGCTTCGCGATTTCCTCGAACGCCGCGCCGCCGAAAGGAACTGAGTCCATGAGACCGAAACCCGCCTGCGAAACGATCCGGCCCTGGCTCAAGGCAAATCTCGGCAAGCACTGCACGGGTGCGCTGACGGGAACGGACAACCGCGCCCTGGATGCCGCGGTGCAAATCATCAATCTCTACAGTTACGATCCTGGCCCGGAAGTAGTCGAAGCTTTTGGCCTGGTTGTACGCCGCATGCAGCCGAGCACCCAGTATCTCGCCTATCATGCCATCGCCCACGTCACCGACTGGTCATTCCGGCATGAGCTCTGGGTCGCGGCCGGACTGCCGGAATTTGCCGTCGGCCGCTGTGCCTATGAATAAGCGCTCTGTATTCGCACCCAAGGCCACCGTGCCCGTGAAAAATCAGCTCCTGAACAGTCTCGATTTGGCGACCGCGCTGGGGCTGGCGGGCCCTTGGCTCATCTACGGAATCAAAAAAGCTAACCGGCAACTCGCTGCCCAAGGTAGTGAGCCTTTGATTTTTTCGGGACGATACTCGACACCGGCAAAGGTGTCGGCGTGGTTGGATGCGCATCCTGAATTTGTGGCGAAACGGGTGCTGGCGCCGCAGGCGGCGAAAACACCAGAGCCGCGTGACACCCCCGGACATCCGCCGGCTTGAGCCGCTGATAAATTTTGTGAATCGCCCAGCTGCCATGATGCACATACGCCATCGACTGTTGTTCCGGGATGCCGGCCCGCGCCATGCGGGTGATGCCCGTGACGCGGAGGCAGTGAAACGAGTGCGGCAATCCGATGCTTCGGAGCAGTGCAATAAACTCCCGGCTGGCGGTGATCGTCGGCAGTTTGCACGTGATGAGTCGACCATCCTCTTTCAGGCGTGCAAGCAACGGCTTCAGCCCGGGATGCAGTGGCACCGTGAAAATTTGCCCGCCTTTCTCGTGGAACTGGATCGTGTCGAGATCGAGGTCGATACATTCCATCGGGATTTGGGTGGCGGAGAGGCGGCAAGCCTGGTGGAGCGAAATCTCGAACGCGATTTCCATCCAGTCACTTTTTACGCCGATAGCTTTCCGCCGGGCCAATTCTTTCCGAATTTTCGCGATATCGGAGTCGGTAAATTCCGCTTTTTTTGGCGCTGGTGTTGCCGGTACATCGTCGGACAAACCGAGGCAGGGGTTGGCCGTGGCAAAGCCGCGCCGTATCGCTTCCCGCATCAGGCGCGAAAGCACCTTGATGTTGTGAATGGAGGTATTCCTCGAAATGTGTTTTCCGGTTCTCTTTTTGATCACGGTTTCACGCCAGATGGCAAACTCCACCACGTGGCGGTAATTGAGGGCACGCGGCGTCGGGATTTTGTGTTCGGCCAGATAGTAGCTCAGGTGTTTCCAAGCGCCCAAATAACTGCCCAGAGTCTTGGGGTTGCCGGCGTAGCGCATTTGCAGCCACGTTTTCGCCCAGTTTTCCCAGCAGGACTCGTCGCGAGCTTGGCCACGCGCCACACCACTCTGACTTTTTTCGCGGGCATAGGCATACGCGCCGAGCTTCCCGCGCGGATCGTTGATGCTGATTCCGGTCGACTCGCATACGCGACGGGCGCGCACGGGGCAGTCGTAGGCGACGTAGTAAGTGGGGCGACCAGGGCGGAGATAAACGGAGATACCTTGCATAGTGATAGTGGGTGGAAGCACATGGAAGCAGACTGCTTTCTTGGAAGCAAGGACGCCCTCTGTTGGGCAATAGGATGCAACATGAAAAGGCGTGTAAACTCTAACGTAGAGTGCGGGTCAGTTTTAATCCAGCCATTGAGAGCCAAATACTTGCCTGTTTTGGTAGCAATTTGGAAGCAGAATACTACACGAATCAGCCATGTTTGTAATTTGCTGCGCAGTGCGGTCGCCGACTGCTACCGCCATCATTTTGAGACACGGGGCATGATTGTAGGAAAGTCTTTCGGGGTAACCCGTGACTCAAGACTAGCAGGGTTCAACGCCGTGCGATGCCCTGTGTCTCATTTCGAAGCGGCCTCTTCACTGGCCGGAGATGGAGGGTGCTTGGCGGCTCCATCTGTTTCGGGCCATTGGGGGAAAACGGGACCATCGCCCCACGGCGCATTGCGCCTGCGGCATCAGCACTTCGAGCGGATGGTCCGGCCGCTTCGTTTACTTTCGCGATTCGGGGTTTCCCTCACGGGATCCCGAATCGGATTTCCCGCGAGGGAAGGGGCGAGTCGCAGATTCCATGCCCAGAAAATCTGCCACCGCCGGGAGCGTATCCCGGCAATTTTTAAGGGTATCCATTATGAGCTACTTGTTTCTGCCGCCATTGCCTTGCTTTAGCCGATCGGAGTTAGCGCGGATCACGGGCCTTCAGTCCGGGGATATCGAAAAGCACCTTCCGGGGAACATCGACCTGCCGAGCCACCGCTCCATCAACCCGCAAGGGATCGTCGTTTATACGCCCTTCGCGGCGGCTAAGCTGGCCGACGGGCTCGAACGCGACGGTTTGCTGCCGGCGGCGGTAAGTCTGCGCGCGGAATTGCTACAAAGGCTAGAAACGCCGGCGCGGGCGCTCATCGCGCCGCGGGCCAAAGAGCTCTACGTTCGGGAGGGCCGCGCATGACGGACGAGGACATCACTGCCACCGAACCGTGCATCTCCATTTCGGCCGCGATCCGCTCCGGCGTGGCGGAATTCGTCGATCCGAGCTCGCCGCTCACCGTGCTCCTGGCGCACGAGTTGCGCGCGGCGCCCGCCGATCGCGGCAGTGCCCTCGCCGGCGTGATGGGCTATCTCCTGACGGATCCGCCTCACCCCGCGGCCGTCATGCAGCGGCTCTATCTGCTCGCGCGCGCCCTCGAGCCCGGCTTGGTGCGTACGCTGCCATTAGGGGCGATGCAATGGCTGGTGATGCCTTCGCCCTTGGCGCACTTGCGGCGCGTCTCCGCGCTCTTGGCGGGCACCCGGGCGACCTCCCGGCCGGCCGTGCGCCAGGACGCGATCATCGAGCATACCCTGGCGGTCGCGCACCAGCGGCTGCGCGCCCACCAACACTTCCGAGCCGTGTCGTTGCAGCAATTGCGGGCCGCGCGCAAGGGCGAGTCGCAGGAGGATTTTCAGGCGCGCAAAACCTGTGAAATCGCCGTCCTTCGCTTCTTTTTCTACGATGGGCCGTCGCCGGAGCAAACGGTCCTGAGGGTATTCGTGATGGCCAAAGCCAACTATTCCTCGCTCATCTTCGACATGACGGTCCGCCAACTCGGCGCCATGTTCGGAGTGAAAGGCGCGACCTGGTGCGAGCGGATCAAGCAAAAATACAATCGCTTCCTCGCGGACCGCGGCGCCGCCGGCGTCAAAGCCCGTTTCCAAAAATCGGATACCGCCTGCGCGCACTACGCGGAGGCCCAGCGCGGCAACCAAAACCGCCTCGGCGGCGCCGCGCGCTGCGCGTGACAAACCACCTATCGTCAAAAGGGCTATCCTATGCAACTAGCCGACACCGTGCTCCTCCCGCTCGCGCTGTTTGCGCCGAGCAAACTTAATCCGCGCCAGCATTTCGATGGGACGTACATCGCCGATCTGCGGGCCAACATCAGAAAAAATGGCGTGCTGGAAAACCTCCTCGTCCGTCCGGCCTGGTGCGCGGGCACCAGCACGCCCTCGCAACTCGAAGCGGCCCGCCCCCAGGGCGATTGGACGCCGGCCTATGAAATCGTCAGCGGGGAATGCCGCTGGCGCGCGGCCAAAGAAATCCCCCTGGCGGAGTTGCCGGCGCGCATCAAAGAGCTGACCGATCCCGAGCTCGTGGAACTCAACCTTGCCGAGCAGCTCGCGCGCAACCAGCTGACGCCGCTCGAGGAAGGCGCGGCTTTTCGGCGGCAGCTCGCCTACGAAAACGACGACGGCTCGCGCCGCCACACGGCCGCCTCGCTCGGCGAATCCCTCGGCAAGGCCGAAGCCTACGTGTACCGGCGCATGGAATTGCTGGACTTGCCGCCCTTCGCCCAAAAAGCGCTGCAGGCGGGGCGGCTCGGCGCGACGACGGCGGCGTATATCACGCGTATTCCCGATCGGGAGCAGCGGGCCGACGCCGCGAAGCAAATCATCAAGGGCCATGACGGCGAGGCGATGACGAAGCGCGAGGCCCAGGATTATGTGCGGGCGAATTTTATGCGGGAGTTGAAGGGCGCGCCGTTTGACGAGGAAGATGCCACGCTCGTCGCGCACCTGGCGCAGTTTGCGCCTCACGCGCCCTGTTCTCTGTGCCCGTATCGCACCGGCAACAACAAGGAGCTGTTCGGCGATGTGCAGCGGGGCGATATCTGCACCCGGCCCGCGTGCTATGTCGCAAAAGCGCAGGCTGCGTTCGACCGCGCGGCCGCCGTGGCGAAAGAGCAGGGGGCGCGCGTGCTCACCGCCGCCGAATCGCGCCAGGTATTTCCGGAGCATGCGTCACGAGGAATCACCAGCTACGATTCGCCCTACGTCGCCCTGGATGGCCCCCCAGACGCGCACTTGCTCAAGCCGGCCGTGAAAAATGCTCCCACCTGGCGCGAACTCGTCTCGGCCTTGAAAGAAAAGAGACTGCAGGTGGAAGTTTGCCTGGCGATGGACCAAGCCGGCGCGGCGGTAGAAGTTGCTTCCCGGGATCTGATCATCGCCGGCGCAGAAAAGATCGGCGAACCGATCTTCCGCGGCAAAAACGGGCGGCAGCCGGCCACCGCAGCACCTGATACCAAACGTATCCGCGAAGAAAAAGCCGCGGCCCAGAAACGGCAAGCCGCGGCCTTTAACCGCCTCGACGATCTGCGCGCCGCGTTACGGACGAAGATCGATGGGCAGCGGGACGCGGGGCTCTGGCAGGGGTTAGAAATCGTCGCCTTGGAGCGGCTGCAAAGCGAAGGAGCGGCCTTCCTTGGCCGTTGGCTGAAGCTCCCGGGACATGCGGCGAAGGGTTGGCATCACGTAATTCGAGCGTGGTTCAAAAAGCAGTCCGAAGCGGAGCGAGCAGTGCTGGTGCCGCTGCTGTTTTTCGCCGACGCGATGCGCTGGCGGGGAGTCGACGCGCCAGGGCTCGCAGAATTCACTGCCTGGGCAAAGACGAATGAAAATCTCATCCCCACCGCCGCAGCGCCAGCGCCGAGCCTCAGCAAAATCCGCAAAGACAAGAAGCGGGTCAGCCGCAAGCCAGGCGCGGCAGCCAAGGCGGTGGCGGCCGTCACAGGCAGCATGAAGCGGAAGCCAGGCAAGCGGGCGAAAAAGAGAGCCCCGCGGGCAACGGGTGGAAAGAGGTGGCCGCAATGAGCGCGCATAGCGCTTACCCCTTGAGCTGGCCACCAGGCTGGCCGCGCGCGGCCGCGCAATTGCGATCGGCGTTTGCCGAGCGCACCGTATTTGCGGCCGTCGAGGAAGTGCAAAGGCAGCTCGAGCTGACGAAATGCACCCAGCTCGTGATCAGCAGCAACGTAACGCTCGGCTCCAAGCCGAAGGACAAAGGCGTTTGCGTTTATTTTCAGCTCCGGGCCCGGCCGTACGCTCTGCCTTGTGACAAGTGGGACCGGGTTGAGGACAACCTCTGGGCGATTTCCAAGCATGTCGAATCGCTGCGGCTGCAGGAGCGCTGGGGCGTGGGCAGCATCGAGCGGGCGTTTGCCGGCTACCTGGCGCTGCCCTGGACGGGCGCCGGGGACGAAGACTGGTGGACAGTGCTCGGCGTAGATCGGGCGGCGTCGCTGACGGCGATCACGGCCGCGTTTAAGGACAAGGCGCGATTATATCATCCGGACGCCGGCGGCGCGCACGAATCCATGGCCGCGATCAACCGGGCGTTTGCCGAGGCCAAATCAGAAAGGGGGAATGCGGTATGAAAGCATATCCAAACTGCCGAGCCTGCGTGACAGAGGTGCGGTGCGCGGAACTCGGCCGATGCCTCGACGCATCGAGTCCAGGCAGCGTGCGAGAAAAAGGAGGGATGAGGATCGGTGCGACTTTGGCCGGCAGTTCCGTGGAGGACGAAATCCAGCGGCTCAAATTCAAGAGACTCCAAGCAGAGTCGGCAATCATGAAAGCTCGCGGCCAAATAGTATCTGCCGAAATCGACATTCGGGTGATCGACCACTGCTTGGAAGCACTCTCAGAAAGGGGGAATGCCGTATGAGCGTGCGCACCTGCCGGGTCTGCGGCTGCACCGACGGCGATTGCCGCGGCTGCATCGAACGCACGGGCGCGCCCTGCCATTGGGTGGAGGAGGACCTCTGCAGCGCCTGCAGCCCGGGTTACGCGGGGAACGCTCAAGACCGAGGGCTCGCCGAGTTACGGGCTTTCTGCCGGCAGACGATTCCGCCGCAGCTCGACTTCGTGCTGCTGATTTATCGCCGCGAGGAAATGAAGCCCGGCGAGCCGGCGAAAATCATTTGCGGTGAGGTGGCGACGGCCGTGCAGGCGGCCAAACAGTTCCTCGCGCAACATTCAACCCCGATGAATTGATATGAGCGACCTCGTGGTAACAGTCCCCAAGTGGTTTTGGAAAGAATGGATCGCCGAGGGCGATGCCGTGGGGGATCCCCCGACAGGAACGGAATGGGGATTCTTTATGGGCGGAGCGCGGCCCGACATCGAGCCAGGGGACCGTCTATACATTGTAGCGCATGCCTTGCTGCGGGGCTATGCCCCGGTCACCCGATTAATGAGACTGAAGGACGAACGCTGGTGCATTTGCCGCGAGGCTGGCGCGGTAGCGGTCACGATTGAGAATCCTGTTCCTGGCTTTCGCGGCTGGCGAAGGCGCTGGTGGCAGCGCGAGCAGGAGAAACTTTTTATCGACTGGAAGACGAAGGGGGTGCCATGAGCGGGCTGCAAATCGACCTCGCGGGCATTCCGGAAGAGTTCTGGCACGAGCGCGAGGAGCGCTGCGCGGGCTGCCGGCAATTCCTGGATAAAATTCTCGACGAAGACGGCGAGGAGGCGGTCCCGCTGCTGCTGTGGAGGGAAAACGGTCGAGAGATGCTGCGTTTATGCTGGCCTTGCGCGACCAAGCGAATGACCGCGACTGCTTTGCCCAACGCTCGGGATCAGCAACCTTCGCCATGAAAAACGTAACTCAAGAATGGACACACTCGCTGCCGATGATGCAGCAAACCGTGCTGCTCACTGCAGTGCGAGGCCCTGACGGACTCCCGAAATACGCAGGATGCAAAATGCTCCTGCGCTGGTATCGCCGGTGTCTCCTGCTCTCGGCGCTCGACGGCAAGGTGCTGACCGATCCGTGGGACGCCAATGGCGGCTCGTTCACCGGACCATCGCTGAAACATACGCTCGACGTCGATTGGGAAGAGGGAATGAACGCCATCGTGGCGGACTACCTGCGCTCATTGGACGCGATCCCGCATCACTTCCAGCTGCACCTAATGCATGCCGTGGAGGTCGTCGGATACAAGCATCCTGATCAGCGTGTCCGCACTTGGTGGCGCGGCGTGTATGACCGGCTCGTGAACGACATGCACCTTCATCCTGAAACGGAGGATGAGATGGACGAACGCCTTGGCGACACGCGCGCCGGATGGCTCCGCCGGGCAGACTCCGCGACTACTGCATAAATCCGTGAGCACAGAAAAACAACGTTGGCCTTGGGAGCAGGCGGCGGCCGTCGCCGACGAGATCCGCGTGGCGTTGCTGGCGGCCGAGGCCGCCGCGCGGATCGAGGTCGCCGGCAGCGTGCGACGGCACAAGCCGCATGTGGGGGATATTGAGCTCCTCTATATTCCGCTCGTGGTTGAGGAGCTGGATCCGTTGGAGTTGCTGCCGCACGCGGTTCCGGTCAATCTGGCGGATCGCGCCATCGCCGCCCTGGAGCAACGAGGTGTCCTGGGGCGCCGCAAGAACATCAAGGGCGCCGAAGCCTTCGGCGAGAAAAACAAACTCATGGTGCATTTGCCGAGCGGAATTCCCGTGGACCTGTTCGCGGCGACCCAGGATAATTGGTACAACTACCTCGTTTGTCGGACCGGCGGCGCGCTCAGCAATATCGCTATCGCCCAGGCCGCGCAGGCCCGCGGCTGGAAATGGCATCCCTACGGGTCGGGATTCTCGCGGGTCAGTTGCGATCGCAACTACACGGGCGCGATGTGCCACCGCGTCGGGAGCGAAGCGGATGTTTTCGATTTCGTCGGGCTGCCCTATCGCACGCCCCAGGAGCGCCGGTGAACCATAGCCATGGCCACCCAGTATCCCAGAATCCCCGTGGAAGAGCGGGCGCGGCGCTATCTCGCCTTGATGCCGCCAGCAGTCAGCGGGTCGGGCGGACACACGGCGCTGTTCAACGTGGTGCGGACCCTCTTGCACGGTTTCGGCTTTTCGGCGGATAGCGCGCGGCCCCTGGTAGAAGAATATAGCCAGCGTTGCGATCCGCCGTGGTCGGCGTCCGAGATAAATCATAAATTGAACAGCGTCGACGGCCTCCCCAGCGCGGGCGGCCGCGGCTACCTACTCGAGGATATCGGGATCACGCCGGCGGGCCCGCAGCGCAAGGCCATGGGGCTGCTGCCTGAGACTGAGCGCAAAAAGCAGGTGCAGTACGACGCCCAGAAACTGGCCGACCTGGCGTTGCCCTGGCGACGCGTCGCGGATCTGCTGTGGCTGGCGAACCGCTCGGCCACGGACCCGGCCGGTGTGACGGCCGCCGGGTTCTTGTCCGCGCTGTATCCACCGGGGGAAAACATCCTGATTTTCACTGACCAGATGAGCCAGGGCGACGCCTGTTGGCCGGCGGAGGCCTTGCCCACGAGCGCGAAGGAAGGGGTATGGTTTCTGCCGCAGCCGGTCGACGGCGAGTACCACCCGAATCCGCGATCGGTCGACAAAAAAACGGGCGAACCAAAGTTGAGTCGCAGGTCGGAGGAAAGCGTGCGGGCGTTTCGTTACATGCTGCTCGAGTCCGACAAGGCGCCGCCGCGCGACTGGCTCGGCTTCATCGTCCAGGTGCCACTCAAGATCGAGGCGCTCTACACCAGCGGCGGCCGCTCGATCCATGCGCTCGTGCGCGTCGACTGCCGGACCAAGCGTGAGTGGGATGCAGAGAAGGCGGCCATGATGCCCTTCCTCATGGCGGGGCTCATGCTCGGCGCCGATCGGGGCACGTGGTCGGGAGTGCGGTTGTCGCGTTTGCCTGGATGTTTTCGAGAAGGGAAATGGGGCGACGATGATCGGTTCCAGCGTTACGCGAAGCCCAAATTACAGAAGCTCCTCTACCTCCAACCGGGCTCCGATGGTCGACCGATCTGCGAGCTGCCGGCGCTACGCGACGTCGAGAAGACCTGGCTGGACCTAGCGGCGCTCGGCATCAGTGACGCGGACGAGGAGGGCGGGGCCACGCTCCTGGCGGGGTTGGACTACTACGCGCCCGTCAGCGGCCGCTGTCGCGAAGCCGCGATCAACCTCCAACGCGTCGACGCATGAGCAAGCAATCGGATGCCGCCAATAAGTTCGCGCTCAAGAATGTGGGCAAGGAAGTCTTGGACGCGGCTGGTGCCGCGGGGTTGCGCGTGCTCAAGGATGGTGAGGGCGAGGACGGCAAGAGCAGTGTGCCCTGGCTCGATCTGCCCGGCAGTGGCCGGCAGCTCTCGGCCTTTGCCCGCGAGGCGGGCCAACTCCTGGTGGAGGCGCCGGTGTACCGGCGCGACAAAGTCCCGGTGACGGTCAACCCCGAGGACGGCGGCCTCGATGTCGTCACGGCCGATCGCTTCAGGACCTTGCTCGAGGATTATTGCGTGACCTGTCGCAGCCGATTCGTGGTGAACAATCGTGCGACCGGCGAAGGTCAAACCGAGCACGATCCCGCAACGATGCCGCGGGATTGCGCGAACGGTACGCTCGCGGCGGACAAATTTATGCATTCACTGCGACAAATCGCACGGGTGAATTCTGCACCACTGCCCGTGGTCAGGGCCGCCGGGCAGATTGAATTGCTGAAACCAGGCTACGACGAGCTCTCACAGACCTACACCCTCGCCAGCGAGGTTCGCATCAACGAGAAGCTCCTGCCAGAAGAGGGCGCGGCGATGCTGCGCGATTACTTGAAAGAGTTTCCATTCGTTGACGAGCGATCGCTGGCGGTGGCGGTCGCGGAAATGGTGGCGCTCTTTGTGTTCGGCCTACAGGAAGTCACCGCGGCGCGCATGGGCTTTCTCTACAAATCGAACAAGGTGCGATCTGGCAAATCGCTGGTCGCGCAATTTGGCATTACCGCGTGCTACGGCCTGGCGAAGGGGCAGACACTATCCAGCCAGGAAGAAACGAAAAAGCTCCTTGATGCGACCGCCCTGCAGGGATTGCCGTATCTGTTTTTCGACAACCTCACGGGGCATTTGAAAAGCAATCTGCTCGAGAGTTTCATGACCACCCCGATCTGGACCGGCCGAGTTTTCGGCAGCAATAGCAAGACCTTCGACGCGCCGAAAGGGACGATGGTGATCATCACAGGCAATAACCTGACGACCTCCCCGGATCTCGCCGAGCGGTGCCTCCTGTGCTCGCTGCACACGGAGGAGGCAGATCCGCAGGCGAGGACATTCACCCGCATCTTCACGCCGCAGTGGCTGGCGAAGCCGGCCGTGCGCGGGGATTTACTGAGTGCCCTGTGGGCACTCGTGCGGGGTTGGGACAAGGGACGGGCGGCGCAGGCCAGGACCTGGCGCCGGATCGCGGGGTTTGAGGAATGGAGCGATCTGATCGGCGGGATCGTGACGGCGGCCGGCTTTGTCGATCCGCTGCAGCGGCCGAAGGATGAGGAGTCCACCAATCCCGAGCAACTCGACGCGCTCGAGCTCGTCGACGAATTGGCCAAAGCGATGCCGGCCGGAAAACTGCTGCACGAATTCACGTTCCAGGTGCTGGTCGATATCTGCCGGCGGAATGAGTGCTTCGCGTGGAAGTTCACCGACGGCAAGATGGCGCGCGGCGAGGCCGAGGACGGCTCTGAGGATTGGTACGAGTGCGGTTCTAAGACTTCGAGTGCACTTGGGAGGGTGTTTGGAACGGACATGAACGCGCAGATCTACACGATCAAGGACGGGCGCCGCGTGCGCTTCGGCAAGCGCGGCCGCAACCGGCACCGACGCTACCAGGTTGAAATTCTACCGGCGCCGCCGCCGGCAGTAGTGGCGCCAGTCGCCCCCGCGCCCCCCGAGACTGGCAATTGACGCGGTCTGCCGCCGGCTGCCCCCAAGGGGTATCGGTGCCCGGCACGGTGCCCGTGCCGGCGGCTTCCTAGCTCCATCCTAGCCCCGATTCGGGCCTGCGGACCCGCGTTTGCGCGTTTTCGTCCCGGGCACCTATACCCACCTATACCCTTTTTTCTGTCACCTATACCCTCCTAAGAGGTTGATACACAAATATTGGAAATCGTAGGGTAGTGGTGGGATGTGGCGGGTATACCAGTTGAGGAGTTTTATCATAGTGGTAGTGCTCTAATAAAAGGCGGCGAGGGCACCTCCACCGCTACCACCGCTACCCGGACCCCCGGGGTAAGGAATCTCTTCGGCCCCGGGCCTTCGGCTACGGTGGCGGCGTCCCTCACCTTTTTTTCGCACGAAGAATAAAAAAAGCGGCTGACCCTTTGACAGGCGCTACCAGTATGACCTGGAAATCCTCTATCGCCTCGATCGCGGCCCTGGCGCGGCGCGCGTTGAGTTGCACCGGTGCAACTCAACCGTCGGCGGATCGCATCGAGTTGCACCGGTGCAACTCGTCCGGCCGCGACGTGCAGGGCGAACGCGCTCAGGCGCCTCGCGCCCAGGAGAGCGGCCGTCCGCTGGTGGTGCTCTGCAGGCTTTGGGGTTGGGCAGGGTTGAGGTGCAAATTTTTCGAGATTTAGCGAGGAAGGGAGCCGCGCTGTGACGGAAAACGCTGCAACTCCTACGTTCGAGCAGCTACGGCTGCTCCAGCAGGGACGCCAGGCTGGGCTGCTCAAGCGGTGGGCGGCCGGGCAGTTGCTCGCTGCGACCGAGCTGGCGGAGCTCGCCGACGTGCTGCCGCCCGAGATCTTGGTCAACCCGCCGCCGGCGCGACCAGTATACCGGCAGCTTTATGCGCACTACGCCGGGCTGCTCGGCTACAACGTCCGAAACATCAAGCGTCTGGTCGCCGTCGGGAAGCGCGCCAGGCGGATCTGTCCGCTGGACGAGATCCATCTGCTGCCGACGTGGTGGGAAGAAATGTTCGCCAGCGGATTTTTGCAGAAGCGTCCGCCATCGCGCATCGTCGACGTCGCCGTGGCCGCAGCCCCGCCGCCGGGCTCGGCCGACGCGGCCGAGCCAACGCCGGTGCCGCTCCTGGCGAAAGGCGCGGAGACGGCCGGCACGAAGGTCGACTTCTCCGGCCTGCAGGGCGTCGGCCTGGAAGCCGCGGTATACGAACTAAGGATACAACTGGCCGCCAACCAGAAATCGCTGCGCACGGCCATGGAGGCGGGCGACGGCGACCTGATCGTGAGCAAGCGCAAGAAACATTTCGAGGACACCCTCGATCTCCTGCGCAAGACGGAGAAGTCGCTGCAGGATCTCCAGGCCGCGCGCGGCGACCTCGCCCCCGTGGCCGACTTCCGGGCGGATCTCACCACGCTGCTCACCACCATGCGCGGCATGCGGCACAAGCTCGCGGACAATGTGTGCACGCGCCTGGCCGCGGCGCTGACGACCGAGCAGCTCACGCTGCTGCGGGTCGCCCTGGGCGCCGAGAGCCAGCGCGAGGAAACCCTGCTGCGCACGGCGAAACATTGGCAAAGGCTCCCCGATGGTAGCGTCGACCTCTGATTTCCCCCTGGCCTTCGCGCCGGATTCCGTGGCGCCCGACGTGCTGGCGCGCGTCTTCGCGGAGCCGTGCAAGCTCAACACCTGGCAGTTTGCGGAGAAAAATATCGTCCTTAGCGAAAAGGGTTCGCCCACGAACCCCGGGCCCTTCGATCCGGACATCTCGCCACACACCAAGTTTTTTCAGGAGTGTCTCGACGATCCGGCCGTGCGGCAGATCACAGTCAAGAAAAACGCGCAGGGCGGATTCACCCAGGGCGTGCTCAACAAGCTCGTCAAGATCGTGGCGACGGCGCCGGAGAATTGTCTCTATGTGATCGACTCACTGCAGGAAATCAAGCGCATCGCCCGGGACCGGCTGAAGCCGATGCTCGAGTCCTGTCCGCTCAGCTCGGCCGTCATCAAAGAGGATGACGACAACGAGCTGCAGACCCTGACTTTCTACCTGCGCGACATGTCGATCTACTTCGCTGGCGGCGGATCGATCGGCGCGGTCTCCAACAAGACGATCAGTTTCGCCGTGGTCGACGAGGCCGACAAGATTCCGCGCATGACGGGCAACTATTCGCACGTCGTCGCCGAGGTGAAGTCGCGCTTCAAAACCGTGGAGAGCTTCAAGCTGGTCGTGCTCGCCGCGCCCAATGAGGAAATCGATATCACGACGGTCGAATACAAGAAGGGGAGCCAGCATAAATTCCACGTGCCGTGTCCCCATTGCGGGGAGTTTCAGCTGATGATTCCCGAGCGGGTGATCTTCTCTCACTGCAAGCGGCCCGATGGCGAATACGACAAGGAGCGCGTGAAGCGCGAGGCCTACTACTCCTGTATCCGGGCCGGCACGCCCGCCTGTCCGGACGGAAAAATTTATGACCGGCACAAGCGCGACATGGCCCTGCACGGCGAATGGCGCCCGACCAACGCCAACGCCGAGCCCGGCCACATCAGCCTCGAGTCCTCGGATCTCTTTTCCCTTTTCCCCGGGGCGAAGCTGGGGTTGATCGCCCTCGATATCATTTCCACGCAGCACAACCCCGCGGAAAAAAAAGCGGTGTGGAGCGGCCGCTTCGGCCAGGAGTGGAAGACCCAGCGGGCGGCCCTGACGCACGAGGACATCCACAAGCTCCGCGGCAAATATAAGCGTGGCACGCTGCCGGCGGGAGTCGGCCTGCAGTTTGTGTTGCCGATTGCTTCCGACGTACAGGGCGACGTGAAGAAATGGATTCGCGGCGCGTTCAACCGAAAAGGGGAGTGCTTCGTCGTCGACTATGGCGCGAGCCTGGCTTACGACGATCTGCTGATCGAGGCCGACGTGCCCATCGCGCATCCGACGACGGGCGAACCGGTCATTTCGCCGGAAGGCATGATCGACGAAGGGTTCGAGACGAAGAACGTGCGGAGTTTTTGCGTGCGCTGCGGCCACCGCTTCTTTGCCGCCAAGGGCCGGGGCGGCGTGCAGACCCGCGGCGCACTCGTCTCGGCCAGCATCACGCCGCACGATGGCGAGGAGTTCAACGTGTACCACTTCAACGATGACGAGTTCAAACGCGCGCTCTACATCGATCGGATCCGCGATCTCCACAAGATCCAAGCCGGCACGTCCAAGGTCCCCCGCCTCTGGCTCCCGGCCGACTGCGACGCGGAGTTTATCGCCGAGCTGTGCGGCGAGCACCTGGTGCCCCTGCTGACGCCCTGGGGTTTCACGAAATGGGTGTGGGAAAAGAAATCGACCAACGACTGGGGCGATGCCCTGAAGCTCCTCTACGTCTGGTGGTTCATCGCGTCGCCCGATTACTTTGCCGCGTGGGACGCTGAAGCCCTGGCGGCCGCTGCGCCCGCGCCAGCCGGCTAAAACGCGCGAAGCGCCTCGGCCTTCTTGCGCGCGCGCCAGGCATCGCGCGCCGCGTTTTTCTTTCGCTGGTTTTTCTTGAGCCAGGCGCGGCCCGCCGGCGACTGCGACCAGCGATCCTTGCGCGCCTGGGCGGCTGCGGGATTGCGGCGCTCCCAAGCGCGCACAGCCGCGAGCTGCGCGGCGGAGGTCTTGGGCTTGCACTTACTCATGGCAGATAGTGGTGGATCAGCGCCAGGCCCACGCGATACTCTTCCTCGGCGATACTGGCCTCAGTGAGAGCACGGAGAGATTGTCCGAGCGTATTGCCAGGACTCAGCACGAGCTGCGCGGGCGTAGGCTGATCGGCGAGGGAGTAGTAGCCGGCGGCGAGCGTGCCGCCATCGAGCTCGGTGCAATAGGTGAGCAGAGGCTGGCGGAACGCCCAGCTCACACCCTCGGCGACGGGCACGACACAGGGCGCGGGCGCATGCCGTGCGAGGATGATCCACTCGTGCCGATCTGGTAGCTGGTAGGCCACGGCCTCTCCACGCGTACGCGCCGTGGAGAACGGAAGATCGAGGGGCAGGAGCATGTCGGCTGTCTCGTCGGCTGCTGCGGCCGAGATGCGCCAGACGCGCTCTCCGCCCTCGTGCCAGCGCGCGAGGGTAGCCCACGCATCGAGCTGCACACGGGCCACGTGCTGAGTCCATGCGGACGGCGCAGTCTCGACCGCGCGCAGTATCTCGGCCTGTAGGCGGGGAGCTAGGGAGTGGATGTCGGAGAGCATTGTCATAGATGAGAGAGCCCCGGCTGTGGGCCGGGGCTCATGGGGGTCACTCGCCAAGCTCAGCGCGGATCTCCGCAGCTATCTGCGCGTCAAACGGGTTGCCCCGATTCGGGATCGCATACCAGGCCTGGTAGCGCCCGTGGTTGATCCCGAGCGCGGAGCCTTCGCGCCGGTTGACCTCGACGTAGGCCCCGCCGTGTTTGCGGGCCACTCGATCGCGGCGCTTAGCGATAGCGGCAGTCGGCTTGTTGTGGGTGATGCCGAAGAAGTATTCGCTCATTTTGTTTGGTCCTGATTTTTACGGCTTTCGGTTGCCGGCCTCATTTCCTTTTTGGCTCCGGGGCTCGGAGGTCGCGGGGCGTGGTGCCCTCTGACGTTGCTGACCATGCTTTGTCTTGACTCCATTGCGAGGCTTTTCGGATTACAACGGCGGGGCGGTTTGTAATCGGGCTTTTGACTCGCCTCTCTTCCCATGGCCCCGCTCAACAAGAAGGAAATATTCGACCGGATCGTCTCCCGGGCCAAGGCCAACGGTTTGCTGAAGTTCTCGCACGCGGGGATCGCGGTCATCGAGCTGCCTCCGCCGCCGCCAACGGCGGAGGTCGTAGTCGTGCCGGTCCCGGCTGCGCCGCCGGCGCCGCCGAAAGCCGACGTGATCCCGCCCAGCCTTTGACACCACCCGGCGGGCAATGGACGATAACGCGAAGCTCGCCGCCTGCCTGCAATTTCTCCGCCGGAGCCACTACACCGCGGGCGTTTACGATGTCGCGGCGATCCGGACCGCGTCCGCCGCGGCTTTTGCCGAGGGCACGGAGCAGGTCACAATCACCAGCACGTCTTCAGAGCTGGGCGCCGCGGGCGGCCAGGTGACCTTCGACAAGTGGATCCTCATCGCGGCCTACGAGCAGCTGCTGCTCGAGGTCGATCCGGCCAACACTCCCGCGCCACCGCCCAGCGGCTGGATCCCCGATTTCTCCGGCCGCTACGTGGAGACCTGAGCGATGGACGCGAAGAATTATTCCTGCCGCCGCCATCCGGATGATTGTCCGCATGACGAACTCACGCAGATTGGCGATTTTTGCTGGCACGTGGAGGACAATGTGACCTCCGGCTTGTTTATCAACGCGCCGGAAATCTCCGCCGAATCGTTGGGCGTCGTGTATGTCCCGGTCCGCGAAGGGCCCAATGCGGCCGGCCAACACTGGGGCTGGGATGGGAATGTGGAGCGACCAACGCTTACGCCGTCCATCAACTGGGTGGACCATTGGCATGGCTACCTGTGCGCCGGTGAACTCGTCAGCTGCTAACCCATGGCCCGCAAGCTCCAGCTCCCAAGCCGCACCACGCTGGGCCCGCTCCCGGGCGAACCGCGCGTCGCGCGGCTGAGTGTGGCCGATTTCGGTTCGGGCCTCTTTGGCGGCTGGGGCATGGGGGGAGGGCACCAGGGAGCGGATGCCACCATGGCGCGCGGCATGGTCTATTTTCCGGAGGTCGATACTCGCCGGGAGATCAGCGCTTTCACCCGCACGGAAATCCTGCGCAAGGTTCGCTTCCTGTTCGCGAACGTCGGCTTTTGCCGCCGCCTGGTGAAAGGCATGGCCCGCATGGTGGCGGGCACCGGGCTGATGCCGCGTCCGCAGACCGGGGATCGCGCGTGGAATAAAATCGCGCTCGCGCGCTTCGAGGCCGTGATGGGCTCGGCAGCCACGTACGATTTGTCCGGCAAGTATAACGGCTATCGCGCGCAGCGCGTGAAGCTCGGCTGCCGGTACAAGGACGGAGACATCGCCACCGTGCTCACCCGCGGTGCGGACGGCCGCGCGACCACGGCGCTCTTCGAGGGCCACCAGATCGGCAGCGGCAAGCCCGCGCCCGGCGAAGAGAAAACGATGTACGACGGCGTGAAGGTCGATCGCCACAACCGCGCGCTTTCCTACCGGCTCCTCGGCGATGACAACACGCAGGTCGACGTGCCCGCCGTTTCTTGCCTGCTCCTGGCGGATTTGGAGCGCCCGGGCCAGGCGCGCGGCCTTTCCATCCTGGCGCACGCGGTCAACCACCTGCTCGATCGCACGGAGATCAACGCGTACTTCAAGGGCTCGATCAAAAATTCGTCCCGCATGGGCTATTACATCGGGGCGGCGAAAGACACGACGCCCAATCCGACCCCCCGCCCGGGCGGCGCGGCCGGCAATCGTCGAGCGGTGGATCTCGGCGGCGGTCAGAAGGTGAATATCGATCGCGTGTTCTCCAGCTCCGGGGGCGAGGTACAGGAGCTCGATCCCGGCCGCGAACTGAAAATCCTCCTCGATGAGCGGCCGCACCCCAACACGCTGGGGTTCCTGCAGGAGCTCGTGCGCGATATCTCCCTGGGCGTGGATCTCTCGCCGGAGGTACTCTACAATATCGTAGCGCTCGGCGGCTCGAACGTGCGCTACGTGATGCAGGACGCGCAATCCTTCGTCGAGTCGGAGCAGCAGATCCTCGTCGATAGCGATCTCGGGCTTGAGTATATTTATTTCATCGCGGACGAATTGGCCTCGTGGCGACTGCCACCCTGCGCCGATCCGGAGTGGTGGAAGCATGACTGGATCACGCCCGCGCGGATGACCGTCGACGTCGGCCGCGATGGCAAACTCTACCTGGCCCAACTCCGTTCCGGTGCCCTCACTTTCCGCCGATTCTTCGGCTGGCAGGGCCTGGGGCTCGATGAGCTCGATTCGTGGATGGATGAATACTGCTATATCCGCCAGGGCGCGATCGACCGCGGGCTCGATCCCGAGATAGTCCTGGCGGCCATCTACGGCCGGCCCTCGCTTCCCACCGTCGTTTCCAGTGGGGCCGATACCTCTGCGGTCACCGCCGATCCCGCCGCCCCTTGAGTTGCACCGGTGCAACTCGACCCTCTTTTTTTCCATGAAATATTTTCCAGCCGCTTCCCCTCATCAGCTCCTCGCCGAGTTCCTTTCCCGGCCGGTCTGCATGCGGCCGGACCGGCACCAGGCGCTCATGCGCGAGCTGGCGGACGGGACTCCGGCGATGCGGCTGCCGCCCGTGCGGGAAGCGCGGACGCCGGGCCTATCCCGGTTGGCGAGTCCCGGACGGATACGCGCCGAGGACGATGACCCCGATGCGCCTGACCCGGAAGACGACTCTGAGCCGCTGGATAACGTGCTGCCCTGGGACGAGCCGATCTATACGGTCGCGGCTGGCGTGGCCGTCATCGATATCTGCGGCACCATCATCAAGGGTTACGATGCCTTCACCTGCTGGTGCTACGGCTTTTTCTGCTTGGATACGCTGCAGGCCGCGCTGGATGAACTGACGGCCCGGAGCGACGTGGCCGTGGTGGTGCTCAATATCAATTCTCCTGGCGGCATCTCGACCGGCATCCCGGAGACGGCGGCGCAGATCCGCGCCCTCTCGGCCACCGGCAAACTCGTCATCGCCTTCACCGATACGATCGCCTGCTCGGCGGCCTATTGGCTGGGCAGCCAGTGCGACCGCTTTGTCTGCACGATCAGCGCCGATGTCGGCAGCATCGGCACCTACTGCGCACTCTACGACTATGCGCAATACCTGAAGGCCGAGGGCATCGCGCTCGAACTCTTTAAGCGCGGCACGTTCAAGGCGATCGGCGTCATGGGCACCACGCTCTCGAAGGAGCAACGCGCCTTCCTCGATGCCGAGGTCGGCCGCTGCAACGATCGCTTCCTCGCCGAAGTGCGCGGCCGCCGCGGCGTAGTCGCAAACGAAACCCTGCAAGGCCAGTGGTTCGATGGCGAGCAGGCGGTGGGCCTGAACCTGGCCGACCAGCTCGTCCCCGGGCTGCCCGCGCTCCTGGCCGGCCTCCGCGCCGAGCTCGCCGCGGCGCTGTCCGCCGTCGGCGCGAATGACGCTGCCGCGGTCTTACAAACGTCACCATGAATTACCATCATTTCTGTATATACAAAAAAAGATCCGGACCGATCTTTAGCAGTATGACAAACGAACTCATACTCCTCGCCGCCCGCATCACTCGCGTCGCTTCGCGCGCTTCAACCCCGCCGTCCGCCGATCTCGCCCCGCACCGGGGTGGGGGCGGGCTGGCCTATTTTTCCGCAGCTGACGCGGTGCTGGAATCGGCCGGCTTCCCGGCGACCGCCTCTGGCTTTGGCTCCGTACCCTCAACCCGGCGCATCGTCCGCGCTAATACAATATGACCGAGGATCTCCATCACCTGTCGGCAGCACTCTCCCACGTGGCCCGCGAACTAGGCGGCCTGCGCGAACAAAAAATTATCGAGTTCGACTGGCTCAAGTCGCACGCCGGACTCGCCACTAAGATCGACTTGAAAGAACTGGAAAACAGAATCATGAGCGCAATCAAAACCTCGGGGGCGGCCATTACCGCCCATCTCCAACGCGTGGATGCCGGCCTGACCGCCATCGCCGCTGACATCGCACAACTCAAAGAACTGATCGTGACCCTGCAGAATTCGCCCGGCCCGATCTCGGCGGAAGACCAGGCGACCCTCGACGAGCTGGAAACCCTGGCCGGCAGCCTGGCCACGCGCGCCGAAGCGTTGGATGCCCTGACCCCGCCGCCGGTGACGGATGATCCGCAGCTGGCCCTGGACCGCACCGCCGACCGGGCGTACGGCCTCAGCACGCCGGACGACCAACTGATTGCCGAGCGCGCCGCCGACACGGCCGCCGGACTGACCTCCACTCCCGAAGCGCTCGCCGCGGCCCGCCCGGGTGCAACCCCTCCCGTTGCCCCGACGTCGGCGCGACGCCGCTAAAGCAACCGACCAGGGAAATAGGAAAGGCCCGGCCGCAATGCCGGGCCTTTTTTCTAGGCTTGCCCCTTCCGCCTATTGCTCGAAAAACCGGTGCCATGGCCGCTCCGAAATCCAAAACCTTGTCCGGCCCGCCGGCGCCGCGTCGCGGCCGGCCCCCGCTGCCGCGCGGCGAGGCCCGCGTCGAACTCACCATGCAACGCGTCGCCCCCGAAACCTTGGCCACCCTCAAGCTGCTTGCCCCTAACCACGGCGGGATTGGGCGCGTGATCGATGCGGCGGTGGCAGCCTTCTCCACCCAAGTCTTCCGATGAAAATCGAAATTGTTGCCACGCCCCATGTGACCAAAATCGGCGGGGTGCCCGTGCGTTTGTGGGAAGGCACCACCGAATCCGGCATCCCCTGCAAAGTCTTTGTCCACCGCGTCGCGGTCCATCGGGACCAGGACTCGGCCCAGTTCGATGCGGAGTTGGCCGAGCAATTGCCGGTCGGCGTGCAAATAGACCTGCGGCAGATTCTCTCGTAGCCACGACCGAGGCCGGCGGGCGATTTTGACAACGGCGGATTCTCATCCGCCCATGAAAAAGTCCCAACGCGCCCGACTCGCCTCCCTGCTCGCCCAGGCCACCCGCAACGCCCCGGAGGAGACTGAGCTGGCGAGCTTGCAGACGCTCGCCGCCGCGCACCCCGACGCGAGCAAAGATACGGCCGAGAGTCCGACCGTTTCCGTCGAAGGCCTGATGGCCAAGTTCACCGCGGCCTTCTCCGCCCGCGAAACCCTCGCCCGCGAGAACACGGTGCTCCAGCAGCGCGTCACGGCGCTCGAGGCCGGCAACGTCGGAGCGGTCACGCTCGGCGCGGTGCTCCCCGCCCTCGGCCTCAAGGTCACGGATTTTGTCGGCAAAGATTGCGCCGCGATCGCCGACGCGATCAAGGCCAGCGCGAACACAGTCGTCGCCGCGCAGTCCACTCAGATCGCCACCCTCACCACCGAACGCGATCGCGCCACCGGGGCGCTGGCGGCGGTCGGTACCGCCCTCGGCCTCAAGCTCGATGCGCTCGATGACTCCCCCGAAAATCTCGCGAAGCTCGGGATCAAGGCCGACGAGGATTTTAAAAAACTCTCCGCCGCGGAGCAAAGCGCGGCGGTGACCCAGGCCGCGTTTGCCCACCTCATTTCCTCCCGCACGCTCGCGCAGGTCAGCGAACTCGGCTTCAATGCCGCGGCCCTGCCGGCCGCGCAGCCCTCCACGACCGAAAGTGGCAGCGAATCCACGGAGTTGCTGGCCCGTTACGAGTCGCTCGTCCAGGCGGGCAAGGTCGGCGAAGCCGGCAAATTCTGGAACGCGAACTTTGCCCGCATGTTTCCAGCCGGCCACAACTGACGGCCGCCCTTCAATCCCTCCACCCTTTTTTTAAACTCAACCCTCCCCCGTCATGGCCAATGCATTCGGTTTAATCGTCGGCGCTAAGATCATCCAGCGCGCCTTGCAGCTCACCTTCCTCCGTCCCCCGCTGCTGCGCACCTTCAGTATGGGCTTCAAGGAGCTTGACGGTTCCATCGCCGGCGCCGTGCTGGGGCAGGATGTCAGTTCCCGCATCCTGACGGTGTCGCCGGTCACGAATTTTGGCACCCCGCCGAGCGATTTCGCGATGGTCGACGTGCTCGGGAAGCTCCGCAATTTTCGGCAGATCTACCACAAGTTTACCGCGGCCGAGATCAACACGACCGATCTGCGGCTGATCGATCAGACTGCCGAGCCGATGGCCGTGGGCCTCTCCAACGAGATCGTCCGCGCGATGGCCGCCATGGTCTCGCGCTACAATTTCAACACGACGGTCAACGGCAAGGCGCCCTATCTCAGCGTCGCCGCCAGCTGGACCTATCTCAACACGCTGCTGCCCTTCACGGGACTCCTCGATGATCGCGCCACGCCCCAGGAGAATCGGTATTTGCTGACTGCCTCCCCGGTGAACATTGCGCTGCTCGGCGATGCGGCCCTCTATTCTGCGCTGAACAGTCCGCAGAATGCCGAGGTCGTGAAACTCGGCCGCTTGCCGGCGATCGTCACCGGCCTCGCCTACGACCGGTTCCCAGCCCTGGTCCCGTCCGACAGCAATCTCATCGGTTTCGGCGGCACGCCTGATGCGCTCATCTACATGGGCCGCGCCCCCAAGAGTCCCGACGAGGTGTTCGCCGCCGCCGGGCTGCGCGCCCCCTTCAGCTGGTCGATCATGACGGACGATAATTCCGGGTTCTCCGTGCTCGTGCAGCAATGGATGGACACCGACATGTCCGTCCATACGCGCCTCGCCTGGCTCGATGGGTACTCGGTCGGCAACCCGGCCAACCTGGTGCGCCTCATCAACGGCGTGGTCGTGGGCGCCGCCGGCACGATCGTCTCCGCCAAGGTTACGAATCCTGGCTACGGATACCGCAACGCCACGAATGTCTTCACCGCGCCCGATGTCGCCCTCACGGGCGGCGTCGGTTCCGGTGCCACCGCCACCGCGCAGATCGATACCGTCGGCGCCATCACCGGCATCACCATTGCCACGCCCGGCACGGGCTACACCGGCACCCCCAGCATTGCCATCACGCCGGTCGCCGGCGGTCGTTGCGATGCCCCCGGCACCGCGTCCGTCACGGTCGCCGGACTGAACTAGTTTAACGCCACCGGCCTGAACCAGGATTCATCCTCATGAAATTCACCACCCCTTCCGCCCAGCCCGTCGGGACCGCGATCGATATCAAAGACGAGGCGGGCAAGACCCAGCCCGCCACCGTTGTGCAACTCAACCAGCTTTCCGGAGCAATGATTGGCCGGCTCGAGTCCGGCGTCGAAGTCTGGGTGCACCCCGACAAGGCACCCGCGCCGGTCGCCACCGATCTGGCGCTCGAGATCACGCCGGCGCGGATTGCCGCCTACGGGGCCGAACTCGCGCGCGTGCAGGCGCTCCTGGCGACCCGCGACCGCGAGGCCGTGGAACTCCACGCGAGCGCCGCGGAATCGAAAGCCAAGCTCGCCGCCTTGGACCTGAAGGTGAAGGAGCTGCAGACGAAATTGAGCGCCGCGCAGAAGCTGGTGGTGGAGCACCAGACCAGGCTCAGCGCGACGGAAACCGAAAAAGCCGACCTCAAAGCCCGGCTGGCCCAAGCGGGCACGGCCCCCGCCGCTGTGGCGGAAAATCGCTCGGACGATGACGCGCACGCCCAGCGGCAAAAAACGCCGGGCAGTGACCCGGTGTTGCCCAGTGCGGTCATCAACGGCGTCCCCTTTGTTGCGCCTATCGTTCATCCCCCGGGCGCCCCGAAACCGGGCAGCCCCAAGTCGTAGTCTCTCAGCGCGCGAAAAAATAGGATACACCCATATCCGATGCGGCATAGGCCCGTCCGGCGAAGGCGCCGGGCGGGCTCTTTTTTTTGGCGCAGCGCTTTTGACTCGCGGGCCCTCATGTGAATCCTGCCGCCCTGCAACGTTTCAACGCGCGCAAAGCCGCTCTCGTGCGCTCACTCTATCCGGCGACGGTCGTTTTTGCAGCGGCGCCCGGCCGCGCGTTTGAGGTGGCGTTCGGCCTCGGGCGCACCGAAGGCCAGATCCAGGAGCAGGGTGGCGGGGTCGAGTATCAGCGGATCGGCACGATGCAGTTTCCCGTCCTGGGGGATTTCCCCCTGAAGCTCCTGATGTTTTTCCGGATCACCGCCTGCCCCTCGGCCGGCCTGGTGGGCACGGGCTGGAAGATCAGCGTGCTGGCCGAGTCCGCCCAGGAAGCCGCGCAGCAATGCACCTGCGCGCGCGTGGAAACCTGAGCGATGGACATCATCACCTCGGTCATGCGCGACGGCCACCAGGAGATCGAGCGCTTCGCCTTCGCCTCGGGGAAGACCTTTGCGGCCGTCCTCCTGCAGGCGGCCAAGGGCGCGGTGCGCCACGTGATCTCGATCACGCCGCCGGCGAGTGCCACGGCGGGGCCCGGTTCCCTCGATTCCTCCAGCGGCGCCAAGGCGCGCGGTTTACGGGCGATCAAGCGCGATCTCTACACCGCCTTCGCGCCCGTGAAATTCAAGCGGCGGCGCCAGGAGCAGATCTCCGGCACGCAGCTCGTGCAGATCCACCAGCGGTTGCTCGCCAGCAAGCGCCCCGGTTCGCCGATGAAGCGGGACCGCACGCAGCCCTATTATGTGGACGCCGCCAAGTTCCGGCTGCTCCTCACCAAGTTGAGCGGGCACGTCGGCAAGCTGGCCGCCGGCTGGATGCCCGCGGCCACCGCCCTGGGGCTCTCGCCCGCGCAGTGGATTTCCAGGCACGGCGGCGGCCGCGGCTCCGTGCAGGTGCAGATCACCGGCGCCAGCCTCTTCGTGCGCGCCGTGAACATTGTGCCGGCGCACGCGCCCGCCTGGGTGGGGCCGGAGATGCAGCGGCGGGCGGATCGCGCCGTCGGCTACGCGCGCAACGACCTGGCGCGCCAACTGCCGTACCTGCTGCAGCGGGATGCGCGCAGTGCCGGTTTCGTCCGGGCGTAGCGGGGAACTTTTGACTTCGCCGCGCAGGATATGGCGACGCCCGACGAACTCTTTGCCTTCGAGGAGCAATTCGAAGCCGCGGCCGCGAAGCTCCTGGTCAATGCCGGCTTCAAGGTCGGCTCGCCCTTTGTGCGTGTCCTCGGCACCGACGCCGCGGGCCGGCCCGAACTGGAACCGATCGCGGACGATGTGTGCATCGTCGGTTTCGAGACGGGCGAAACCGACGAAAGCATTCTGGTCTTTCACCAGGACGGCGGCGGCGGGATCTCGAGCATGGCGGGCGGTTGGAGCGGTGTCCTCGAAATCACGCACCGGGTGCCGGTCGGCGACGAACCCCCCGCGCCCGGGCAGACTCCGGATTGCTACAAGCGGCTCTGCCGGCAGCGCGGCCGCATCCGCGCACTTTTCTCCTGCGGAGTCGCACAGCTTAACGCCGAGCTCGTGTGGCTAGACATTCTCTCGCTCAATTTCATTCAGCCCGCCCGGCGCGTCGATCAGCAGAAACTGGCGCACGAGGCCACCGAACGCCTGGGCATCCGTTTCCTGTCGCGCGAAAATATTTCGTGAAGTCCGGCGGCGGCCGCGGGATTTTGACACTCCGCCGCTAGTATCATGGCCAACGATTTTCCCTCCTTCACCGACGGCAAACGCGGCTTACGCGATCCGTCTTGCGTCAACCTCAACGTGCTCGTCGACGGTCTGCCCCTCGCGTACCACTGGATCAAGGATTCGCTCAAGGTGGCTGGCCGCTCGATCGACCACGAGCTGGAGGGCGAGGGCGATCATCTCGGCTCGGACACGAAATCCACCGGGGCGAAGAAAGGCTCGGTCAGCCTCCAGCTCAACCGGGCGAACGATCCCTTCCCGGTGCCAGGACATGTGCTGCAGATCGACAAGTGGCCGCTCATCGAATTCTACGTCGTCACGGAAACCCCCGAGGACATGGAGCGCAACCAGGTCGTTAAGCCTGCGGTCACCGTGACGCAGATCGTGAATCCGTTTTTCAAAGGCCTGCTCTCGGCCGACGAGGGCGACACGCTCCGCGTGACGAAATCGATCGCGGCCGTCGGCATCACCACCCTCGATCCGAAGCCCGTCAATCATCGCGCCCTCTCGACCAAGGCTTACTCCGCCCTGCTGCTTGACGATTCGCCGCTGCCCGTTGGGGTGACGATCGATCCGCTCACGGGTCTCCTCAGTTTCGATGCGGCCACCCTGGAGGTGGGCGTGTACACGCTCATCGTCACGGCGACCGATGTGTTGCTCAACAAGACGAAGCGGGAGGGTTTCGCGACGCTCGTGTTGACCGTCACGGCGTAAGGGTTGGGGCCACGCATGCGGCGTACTCCGGCATTCCTCGCCGCCCAGGCGGCGGAAGCGCAAGCGAGGTTGGAGGCCTATCTGCCGTGGGCCGCCCCGCTCCTGGGCCGCCCGGTGGGCACTCTGACCTGGCGCCAGGCGATCGAGCTCACCCGGGCGGGCAACGCTTTCTTCACGGCGGCCGAACCCGCCGCGGCGGATGTGTACCAAGTGCTCTGGCGGCTGAATCCGGCGTTCCGGCGGCCTGATGGTTCCTGGCCCAACCTCGTGCCAAGCATGATCGCGCAAGGTGCGCGGCGACCGGGGCCTCTTGTCAGCTTTCTCCAGGAGCGGGCCTGCCGGCACGTGGCGCGGGCGCTCAGCCCCACGGCCGTGGAGCCGGAGATCCGGACCCGGCTGAACGCGGCGTTCCAGGATGCACCCGGGGCCGGGAAGAGCGCCCAGGCGGAGCCCACGAGCCCACTGCGGGCAGCCCTCACGTGGTATGACTATGTCGCCAG